TTCTCTTTACAATAAATTTATTAGATATTTTCTTTTTATTTCTTGTTTCTTGATATAGTTGAAGTGGCAACATAGCAACGTGATTTGATAAGATTCTTATACAAGCATAAACTGCTGCGATATTTATTGCCGTTGAGGTATCTACGTTTTCTCCTGAATAAGTTTCATTACCACCAATTAAATTAATTAGCCACTTATTTGGTTTTTTCAAATCGCTGGTATCAACTTTTTCACTTCGTTGTTCTAGTTTTCTGAATAACATTTATGCCACCTCATTTCAATATTTTAGAAAGAACAAATCCGATCCATATTAACACTAAACCCTGTACTAATAATCCAAGTTTTAAGTCCATCAAATATGCAGCAATAATGATAGATAATAGTCCAAAGAGAACTAATATATCTTCAATATAGCTACACAAAAAAAGGAACCTGTTCTTGGTCCTCTGTGTTATATTTCTGTTAGACATTTCCTACAACTCCTTTCTAAAATCCAAATCCTTCGCTCATTATATGTTGATTTATATCTATCTCGCCATTGTCAATTCGTGCCAATGTGTGGCTTATAATCATAGCCGCTGCTGGGTCAATTCTAAATCTTGTTTTACTCTTATCTAACATTTTATTTTCATTAGCATCCGTTTTGGCTATGGCATTTGATATTGCCCAAGTGAGAACTGGATTTTTATTAGTAATTATTCTTCTTTGTAATACTAATGCTTCTACATCTTTTGTAGGTTCTGACAAAGTAAGCATTCCTTGTCGAACTTCTACCATAATAAAGCCATCTTTTTCCATATCAGTAGCAAATTGTGTTGCATTATATGGATCATATCCGATTTGCATTACTGGATATATGAGATGTAAATCTTTTATATATTTCTTTATGTAATCATAATCAACAACATCTCCTTCTGTAGCTGTTATATAGCCTTGTTTTATCCACAAACTATATGGCACTCTATCTTGTTTTTCTCGCTCTAAAACTCTGTTTTTAGGCATAAAACTGTGCGAAAGCATTATGTATTCTCCACTATCAAGCCTAAACTCGGCATTTACGCTTGTTAAGTCTATTTTGGATGATAAATCTATACCAATTGTGCAAGGATGACCTCTTATTGATTCAAAGTCAAATTCTCTGTCACTGGCTTTCCATTTTTTCATATCCATCCAAGCAACCTCGCCATTTACCCATTGATTTAGATATAATCTTCTAAATGTTGCCTCAGCAGTTGGTATTTCCTTTGCCCTAACTGCTAATGTTCTCATTTCTTCAATTTTTCTGAATACTCCAAGAGCAGGATTGGCGATATACCAAGTTTTCTCATCATATATGTCAGCTTCTTCTGGAGCTTCATATATTACTGGATAAAATGTTTTATCTTCCACAACGTGATCTAGTATTTTTTTAGAATACTCATACAACTCGTAACATATTGTTCCAGTTTCTACACCTGCTGTTGTAATACTAATAAAAAGTGGTTGTCTACGAGCACCTTGACTGGTTTTCATTAAATCATATAATTTACGATTTTTTGACGCGTGTATTTCATCATAGATAACAATATGAGCATTAAATCCATCTTTTGTATTTGTATCAGCGGATATTGCTTTATAAAATGAATTTGTTTCTAATCTCACAATCTTCTTTTGCGATTCCAATATCTTGCATTTTTTGAATAATGCTTTATTCATTCTTATCATCGCAGCTGCCGCATTAAAAACTTTTGATGCTTGTTCTCTATCATTAGCACATGAATAAATTTCAGCACCATACTCATCATCCATAAAAAGAAAATATACAAGCATTGCTGCTATTAACTCTGTCTTACCATTTTTTCTTGGTAAGAATATAAAGGCCTCACGATATTGTCTAGTTCCATCTTCATTTAATGTTCCTATTAAATCTTTTACTATTTTTTCTTGGAACTCCATTAAATTAAATGGCTTTCTTGCAAATTCTCCCTGCGTATGTTTTAAAAGTTTAATGAATCGAACCGCAGTATTCGCTTTCTTTTCACTAAACATATTACTCGTTCTCCTTTAGTAGTTCCTCCATCTCATCATCAAAGTCATCTCCTGGTAGTTGCATTCTTCCTCGACTACTCGGTGTTAGTCCAAATTCTGTCATGAATTCTTTTGCTAATTTCAAATATCTATGTGCTATAGATACTTGAGGTATTTGTTGCACATAACCAGATGGTGTTTTGATAATGGTACTTTGAGCTCTATCAATTTGTTGCTCGGCCTCTTTATATCGGCTCCAGCACTTGCAATATGCTTCCAATGCCGATGTATCATTAACTTTTAAAAGTCCAAGGTCAGCAAGAATTGGAGCAACCCTATCCCATTCAGCCTTAGCTATTGGGTTATTTTTAATCCATTCTGGTGCTTCAAGCAACGATTCATCTTCTATTGTTGGAACACTATTTTCTAACTCTACACGTTCGGTTATATCTCTTTTTCCTGGATTATCATTCATAACATGAACTACTGTTGGCTTTGGTTTTGGTCCTCTTACTGACATAACATATTCCTCCTAACTATTCACTCATATTTTCTCCTCCTATAGCTTCTTCGTAGGTATATTCCTTACCATCACGTATTAAAATTATGCTTTCTGAATTCCCTACAAATTGAAGATATCTTTTTACAATTACATCAACATATTTTTCATCCAACTCTATTGTGTAACACTTTCTACCTAATTGTTCAGCAGCAATTAATGTTGAACCAGATCCTCCAAATGGATCAAGAACGATATCATCTTTCTTGCTTGAGTTACACATTAATTTGGCAATGAGAGTAATTGGTTTCATTGTTGGATGTTCTTCACTTCTTGTTGGCTTGTCATTATAAATTACTGAACTATATTCATTTTGACTATCAATAAGTTTCTGAAAGTATTCTACTAGTTCTCCTTTGGACATTTTCTTCGGATTCATTTGCATAAAATCATCTATAACTGTATCCTTATCTCTATCTCCATACCATTTGTGACTTGCGCCTGGTTTCCATGCATAAAGAATTGGTTCATGCCTCCAGTGATAATCTTGGCGACACATTACCATTCCGTTTTTAACCCATATCAAGCATTGTTTTAAATCAAAGCCTGCATCTTTCATTGCTTTTCTAAAATTAACGCCTTCAACATCACTATGAAATACATAAATTGGCGATCCCATCTTACTTGCTTCAAATGTTCTTAAATAAAAGGCAAATAAAAAGCGATAGAAACTATCACTATCAGTAAAATGGTCGTTTTTTATTTTCTTTCCATCATCAGATTCATAGTCAACGTTGTATGGTGGATCAGTAATTGTAGCATCTACTTGTTCATTACCTAATAATCGGATATACGTTTCTTTTATTGTTGAGTCACCACATATCAATTTATGATTACCAAGTTTCCATATATCTCCAGGTTTCGAAAAAGGAACTTTAGGGATATTATTATCAAGGTCAAAGTTATCTTCTTTTACTTCATCTTTGACAAACATTTTTGTATATTCATCTATATCAAATCCTGTTAGTTCCATTACACCAACTGTATTTAATTCATCAAGTAAAACCCCTAACTTTTCCATATCCCATTCGCCACTTATTTTATTAAGTGCAACATTGAGTGCTTTTTCATCTTCTTTGGATAAATCTACGACAACACACTCAACTTCAACTTTTCCAATATCTTTCATTACAGTTGCACGTTGATGACCTCCAATTATTGTTCCATCTTTGTTGATAATAATCGGATCAACATATCCAAAATGTAAAAGACTATTTTTTATCTTCTCATATTCAGCATCTCCTGGTTTCAATTCTTTTCTAGGATTATATTCTGCCGGCTTTAATTCTTCAATTTTTCTTTTTTCTATGTTCATACTTTTCTCCTAACTAAAAAATGAGACCATTTAAGCCTCATCAAAATATATTTTTACTGACCTCTGCCTCGATATTCAGTATGTTCCACACCATCGCCTTTAAGGAACCCCATCTTTTTGTGTAAGACAACTTTACCCCTTTTACCCGCAAAAGTCCAAACATTTTTTGATACCCCCTTATGAAATACGCGATTTCATACACAGAGTTGGGCGCCGTTCGACAATAGATGTCGCTCTAGCTTTTTAGGGGTGGGGGGCTATTGTGATCTATTCCGTTATGGCATCCATCACACAATGACATAAGATTATTTATATCTAACCTTTTACCCCAGTCCTTCTTTACTGGAATTATATGATGTACCATATCAGCTTTCTTTTTTATTCCTTTTCTTTTGCATAACACACATTGATAGTTATCTCTAGCTAGTGCTATACCCCTTGCTACCTTCCACTCGGTTGTCTTATAAAACTCCGTATACTTACTATCAGTTCGTTCCCTATTATATCTATTGCTTTCCTTGGTATGCTTACTGCAATATCTTTCTCTCGTAAGGCTCGTACAACCTGCCTTATTGCATAAATGTAGTGCTTTTATGGGCATTTATACCACCTCGTATGTAAACGCTTCACAAAAGGCTTGAAAACGCCTTTATATCGCGTTATTACTTTTTGTTATTTCTTAATAGTCCTATATCGCCTATTTTTTGATAAATAAAAAGGGAATATTGCATCCCTTTCATTTATCACGAATCTTAGGTCGAGGAGGACCAGAAATGAGTGGTAATTCGTGTGAACTACCACAATACCATTATACAATATCTAGTTGCGAGTAAATCGCCCATTTTCTGCTACTTTTCTGCTACTTTTTAGCTACTTTTTGTTTTTATCTCTTTTGCTAGTGATACTATAAATTCAATTTTCGCACAATTTAGACATATTCGAGTATAATTATCTGCCATTGATGTTGTTGAGCGCCCACTATAACTTCTTTTACACTTTGGGCATATCTTAAATTCCATTTTTCCTACTCCTCTCATATGATTCTTTTAATGCCTTTTCTAATATTTTTAGGTCAAATCCAAAGTCTTTATATCCGTTTTCCAATACTTCATAGTAGAAATCACTTGGAATTGATTCATTATACGTATTCATAATATAAACCATAGCTTTTTCTTTACTTTTGTTTATTTCTATATCAAGCATTTCTTTTCTATAATAACTTGGATATCCTTCATATCTATCTAGTGACTTTTCATCAGTTGGCATTATTTCCCATATCAATACTGGTACCTCATACCCTTCTTTTCTTTCTATTGATGCTGGTCCATTAAATAGTAATCTCCAGTCTTTTAATGTGGTTGTTCCCACTATTTTAGCTGTTGGACATCTCCTTGCCATTTGTTCTTGGCTTAGGTTACTTCCATATGCAATGTAATATCTTTTCATGCTATCTCCTCCTTCATATTATTTGCTGGTTTCTTTTCTGGATAACCATATCTCCATGCGGCTACTCCATCTAGATGTTTGTATAAGTGTTCTCTACAAGCTTTGAATTCATCTCCTATAAGTCCGATTCTATTAAGATATGTTCTCATAGCGAATTTTTCATTTTCCGTTTGTGGTTTTCTTGATGATGCTCCACTTTGTGTTAAGGCTTGATAATTTAGTGCTAATGATAAGACTATGTATGCTCTAACTTTCCCTGCGTGTAGTTCGCTATTAAATCCTCGAAGTTCTACTGTATGATTTCCTGTAAAATAACTATGTAGGTTTAAGAAGTGATATCTACTTTGATGATAATGATTTGTACTAAATCCACCATAGTCCTCATACCAGATTTTTCTTATTTGTTCTTCTGTTTTTGGTCGCCTAGTTTTAAGTTTATTTACTAATTTTTCATCCATCTTTTGACACCAGTGCATTCTTTCTGGTTTAATTTGCAATGCTTTATATAGCAGGTCATTTTTACTTGCAATTATGTTTATAAAATTCTTAAGGCTTTTAACTGTATGTGGTTCGCCATCAAGGTGTATATGTATTCCACATTGACTTGATTTTCCAGTAAAACCTCCGGCTTCTCTTAAGTTTCTTATGATTTGTTGTAGTTGTTCTATATCTTCTCTATAAGTTAATATTGGACTTACAAGTTCTACACTATAATCTCTTGATGCTCTTATAATGTTTCCTGCTGCATTCTTTCTCATGCACATGATACTGCCATCACTCATAATTGTCCATTTTCTACCATCTGGTTGCTGCACTATTCTCTTATCATACCAATCAACTGGTGCTTGTATAATCGTACCTTCTATTGTTCTTCTAACCACTTCTGTGGCTTCTTTTCTGGTTATTCCAGTGAATTCGATTTCTATACCGAATTTGCTTTTTAGCATTTCTTCTTTCATTTCTTTTCCTCCCCCAGCGACACAAACATTACCGCGTAAGGTACACTAAGTCCAGTTAATTTTCTAAACAAAATCAATTATTTTCATTTATCTCTCCTAATAGTTCTAAAAGTTCCTTTTTTGCCATTTCATATTTCTTACGAACTCCAGAAGTTGTTATGTATTCGTTATATTCACTTCTATATTTAGAGTTAAATTGTTGAGTTATGATATTCCATTTCTTTTTTTCAAAATGTTTTTGTTTAATTATGAAAGATGTTTCTTCATCTAATGAACCTATCAGAATATCAATAAACTTATTCTTTTGTTCTAGTTTCATTATTTTTTCAGTTGCACAACTTATCCAAGCATTAATTTTTTCTTTTTGGTTTTCTACTCTGATAAGCATTGATTCAATAGGATTGGAATTATGACTTGTTTGCACACCAAGGTTTTCCGTTTTTGGCTTGGAGTAGATCATATCTATTTCTTGTGTATCTTTAGTGAGAATATCTTGCCATTGATTGATTTTTATTTTAAGCATTTCTATTGTTGCTACATTTTTCTTATAATTATTTAACATTTCATCAATCATATTTGATCCTCTCCTTATTTTAACTTCTGTATTACTTTCTTTACCTCATCTAGCGTTGTAACGACACTTGCATCTATTCCAAGTTCTATAAATTTTCTTATGATAGCCTTTTGTATTTCAGTTGGAGTATTACCTGGTTGTTTTACTTCAAAGCATAAAAAAAAGGATTTATCATTAATCCTTACAACCGCCATTACATCTGGTAGTCCTTTAACTGAATAAAGTCCTCCATGATTTTTCCAGGCATAACCTTTCCATTTTTTATCTTTACTTGGTTTATTTATATAATTTATTATTTTTTTTACTATATCTCTTTCTAACATTTCCCCT